TGACAACATAATACGATATAATTATTGTGTTTGAATTCAGACTGATAAATCTTGTGTACATATAAGAGTGTGTCCACTTACATCTTTTGATTGTTACGTTTTCGCTGGATCCCCACCCGGGATCATCGTAGCATTGCATGTGATGTAGTTGTGCCCCAGACTATCCAAGCCTATGGCTTCCAAGCTTGTAGTCGAAAAAACCTTAAAAACAGCGTTGGCACTACGTTAGGTTAACCACCTATCTAGGGTCAAAGGAGCTTAAACTTACCGACGGCAAACAAATTCCTTTAAAAGAAATTACGTTAAATGAGCCGCAAATCGAAGAACAGCAACAGACTGTTCAAGAAATGCGATCCGAACCACTAACTGAGGCACAGGACAGTGACTCTGTTTTAGCAGAACTACCTGCTCTTCATAGAGCAGATTTGATGGAGGACGATGAACACGATTACGATTCACCATCAGATGAGGACCGATCAGTCCTCATCGATCCGCGCTTACAGGAAATGCGCGACGTTGGAACTAAAAAAGAAACATTTGTTCCAGGAAAAACGAATGTAGCATCTATGGGAGTTAATATGGATCTCATGAATGCTGAGTTGGTCAAGCAATTTGGACCCCGTATTGTTCGTAGAACAGGGAAAGATCTTGAACAACTTATTTTACTGATCACTGGCCTTCGCTATGATGTTAACTTCGAAGCCATGATCATTCGATGCCTGAGCTTCTTAAGTCATATGTTGGAGCATGGTATCGTTATGGGAATCCGCGATGTTCTCATGGCTTATGCCAATACTATTGAGAAGGATTCTAGCACCAAAGCCTTCGGTGCGATTGAGAAGGCAAATAAAGGAAACACCCCTGAAGCTTCTGCTGTAGAAGTTTGGAAGGCCCTCAAGCAAACGATTTTTACTAAACATCTTTCTTACATTGTAGGAACCGTTTTTGCTGTAGCCACATGTAAATTATCAAATGTTTCCTTCAGTCACCCGTTTTATGACAACATGATTAAATCAGCATCTACAGAAAAATTGGATGCAGTAGATCTTGTTGATCATTTATGTAAATTGTATAACTGGTGCGCTACTGTTGGGTTAGCGTGTTTTACCCAACGCAGTCTTGATCCATTAAGATTCAATTCAGATACATTAGCTGTATGCCATGAGAAATACTATTTTTGGCAGAATCGATTCATTGAGATTAAGCGTGAACAAAAACCTGACGCAGCTGAACG